AGGTCAGGGAAGCCGCAGTCGCACGGAAGCGTCAGCGGGTCACCTGCGATATCGGTGGTTTCCATGCCCCCGCACGCAGAGTCGTGCCAGTCGTATCGCGGCTCGACCATCACGCCGGCACCGGGTAGGCGTAGTGGTCGCCCACCGCCAGGTCCGCGCCGCCGTACATCGCGTCGGCGAGCTTGTGTTCGGCGCGCAAGGCGATGCGATCCAGCAGCACGGACAGGTCCGGCTCGGTCCGCTCCAGCAGCTTACGATAGGCGCCCAGCGCGGCGGCCACGACGTGCGCCTCGGCCCCGTCGAGGGTGATGGTGATGTGGTCCGCGGTCATCGGGCCAGCTCCGCCAACTGGCGAGCCAGCCGCGTGACTTCGCGCTCGACGTAGCCGCGGTCGCGATAGCGTTGGTAGTCGCTCGAAAACCCGCGCGCTTCATACCCCGGCGAACGGTCATGTGAGTGGGCGCAGTCGAAACCGAACCACCACACGCGATCGGGTCGGCCGGGCTGCGGAACGTGACAGACGAACCGCGACTCGTCGTCTGTCTCCATGCAGAAGTCCGCGTAGGTCAGTCCGCCGTGGACGTCCAGTGGGTTGTGCCCGTCCTCATCGAAGGGCACCAGCTTGTCCGTCTCGGAATAGCCGACGCCGAACAGTGGGTGGCCCTCCGTCACCGCGACGTAACCACACCAGTGACCGCCGTGCTGGCTGCGGACCATGAGGCAGTCGAGGTCCGTCTTCTGGTCGATCCAGTGGACCTTGTCGGGCTCGTCCTGCCAAGGACCGGGACCCCACGTCGACTTATCGACGGTCGTCCACTCTGAGATTGCTGTCGTCATCTGCCCGTTCTCCCGTACGCCCGTTCAGTGGTGCTGGGAGCCGGTGGACGGGCACCACCGGCTCCCGCTGTCGCTACCCTTCGGCAGCGGGGGTGCCGACCTGGACACGGGCTCGCGCCCGCGGCTGCCACCCATCGGCAGCGTCGGCGTGGGGCCTGACCAGCCCGAAGTGAGCAGGACTGGGTTCCTGCCCACGTCGCGCGGGTGAGGCGGGGGTCCATATGCCGCCGTGCATCCGGTCGCACCCGTCCACGGGGCATGGCGCGGGCTCGTAGCGCCCAGCGAGGCGGTTCACTGGTCGTCCTCGGACCACACGTACTCACCACCGAACCCCGCGCGTCGGTCGTCGCCGCATCCATCGCAGCGATACTCCCAGAAGGGCTCGGCCCAGCCCCACGCGCCTGTCTCCATCAGCGTGTCGAATGACGGACGCCGGCACGTCCACGTCCCGCCGTGGCGCTTGCGGCAGCCGAAGCACCATCGCGGGTCCTCGCGCTCCGTGGCGACCGTCTCCAAGGGGACACCGCAGATAGCGCCGCTCACGGCTGCATCCCCGCCAGCCCGCTCAGGGTCGCCACCACGACGATCCACAGGAGCGGCACGGCCAGCACGGCGCCCGCGATGTCACGCCGCGAGAGCCGGACGCCCATCACGGTCATGACGGCATCTCGCGCTGTGGCTCGATGTGCACCACGACCTGTCCCCGCTGGCCGCAGATGCGGCATAGCAGCGGGCCGTAGTCGTGGAGGTCGTGTCCGGCGTCGAGCGTGATAGACGTGGGCGCCGCGACGCGTTCGGCTGCCTGAGCTTCGATCTGTGGCAACGCTCGCTCGATCGCTTCGATGACGCGTTCTCGGAACTGAAGCCCGTGCTCGGATGCGTCGCCCGTGATGAGCCGGTCGGAGTCCAACCCGAAAGCAGCATTGAGGCCATCCAACAACGCTTGACTAGCGGCGGTCAGCGGCTCGGTCATCGCTCGGCCTGGAATACGCCGGCCAGCGCGATGAGGGCGGCGACGGGGGTGTCGCCGGATGCTCGGCGGTAGCGCTGGTGCCACGGGCGGCCGGTAAAGGAAGCGTCGTACGCCGCCGCGCCCCATCGGCCGGCGTCGAAGATGAGCGACAGGATGCCCCAGCCGTCCGGCAGTTCGGCCTCAGCGGCAGCCCAAGCACAACCAAGGTCGTAGGCATCGCGGAACGCCTGCACGTCCTCGGGCGTGGCGTGAGGGCCGAGGGATACGATGTGAAAGCCACGATCTCCGCCAGCGGACCAGTCCATACCCTCAAACACGCCCATCACGACTTGGCTCCCAAGATGGCGAAGGTGCCCACGACCGGGACCGTCGCGATCGCCAGCCCCAACAGGCCGAAGGTGGGCAGCACCCACAAGGCGACCGCGAACCAGTAGGCGACGCCCAGCAGGAAGGCCAGCGCGAGGCCGGCGCGGAGCTCGGTCATGCCAGCACCCTGCCGGTGAAGTCGCGGGCGAGGCCGCGCTGCTGCCAGAGCGGAACCAACGCGTTGACATCGAGCACGCGCAGGTCCAGCCCCATCGCCACATAGGCGTCGTGGCAGGACTGGCACAGGGCGCGATCCCCGACCATCGGGATACGGGCCGTCAGGACGGCTTCGCGCGGACAGGGGTGCCCGGCGCTGGCGCACGGCTTCATGCCACGATCCTCCGCACTTCGACGCCGTACCGCTTCATCAGGCGGTAGACGGTCATCCGGCTGACGCCGAGCCTGGTGGCGGCCGCCGAGATGGAGTCGCTCTCCTTCAGGGCGTCGCGTAGTTGGCGTTCGGTCGTCTGTGCATCCATGCGCCTAATGTAACACGCGGGGTACAGGTGTCAACCCCTATCGGATATTGGCAGGAAGATTGCCTAAACCCCGGACAAACTAAAACGGCCCGCCCCCCGGTGAGGGGAGACGGGCCGAGGGCCGGGGGGATAGGCGAGGGTCGGGCTACTTCACGTCACGCTTACCGTGATCCCTGACGCGGTGGCGGAGCTGCCGCCGCTGAGCGCGCCGTAAACAGGGTTCGTTCCGGGGAAACCGAACGCCACACCGAGCGTCCCCGTGAGGGCGATCATCAGGAATGTCCCGGCGAAGGAAGAGAACTGATTCGAGTTGTTGGTGGTGCTTGCAGCGGCAACCACCAACGCGGTCTGAACACCCGGCGTCAGGATCGGGATGACGTGGTTCCCGGTCGGGTCCGTGGTCACGTTCCTCGTGGCCGACGTGTCGAGCGTTCCAGCCAGATCCGCCCACTCCAGAACGACCGCGTTGCAGTATGCCGTTCCTGCGTATGTCACAGTGACAGTCGTGCCCGACGCGCCGGTGACGTCGCCAATCCAAACCTCGATGACCGGCGCCGTGGCTGCCGTGGTCTGGGCGAGTTTGGTGAATGTGACGTTGGAGCAGACCACCGATGACACGGCGTGGGTGGACTCGTTGAGCGTGACGACGATTAGGTGGTTGCCCGACGCCGCCGCCACGATAGTCACAGCGCGGGTTGACGACGATGATGACGCGCCGCTTGCGGACTGCACCGGATAGCGCGCCCCGGTCGCGCCGCCGCCGGCCGCCGCCGCCGCCCACTTCATCCCGGTCGCCGCGGTCGAGTCCGCGGTCAAGACGTGCGTATTGCTTCCGATCGCCAGGCGCGAGGCCGTGTTCGCTCCGGTGCCGCCGACCAGGTCGCCCTTGGCGTCCCATATGACATCGGTGGCGACGGCGCCGCTCCCGGCCGCCGCCCACTTGAGCCCGGTCGCCTCAGCGGAGTCGGCCGTCAGCACATGGCCGTTCGTGCCGACCGCCAGCCGCGACGCGGTATCGGCCGCCGTCGCCGCGATGATGTCGCCCTTGGCATCGAGGATGGTCGCCGGGATGCCGCCGCCGCTGATGCTGTCGTACAGCTCTTTGAGCGCGGTCTCCACGTTCGTCGCGGTGAACACGGCTGCGGTATCCAGCACGGACACGGCACTCGCGTCGTGGGCATCGGTCGTATCCGCGAGGTGCGCGTCCGCATCGGTCGCCAGCTCGGCCAGCGCCGCCTCAACGTTCGTCGCGGCGAGCAGCGCCCCGCTGTCCAGCACGCTGACAGCCGAGGCGTCGTGCGCGTCGGTCGCATCGGCCAGGTGCGCGTCCAGTCCGGCCTCGGTGCTCAGCCCCGCCAGCTCGAGCTCATAGACGCGGATGCCCTGCGCCGACCCAAGCAGGAAGCGGACGTAGGTGTAGCCCGTGGTCCCCGCGAGGGTGACGGCCACGTCCTGCGCGGTGTACGAGCCGGTGCCGGTGAACGTCGTGGAGCCGAGCGTGACCGCGCCCGTGAAAGCGCTCGACGTAGAGCCTTCGACCGTGATCGTGGCCGAGCCCGCGTTCTGCGTCCCGACCCGGATGATGAGCGACGCCAGGACGACATCGACCGCGAGGGTGCCGCGCAGGAAGACGAGCGAGGCAGTCGTCACGTCGCCGCTGTCGGCGTAGTCGAAGGTCGTATCGCTGCCATCGTTGACCGCGAAGGCCGGCAGCCATACGGTCTCGGCAGGTTCGTCGAACCCGGCTGTGACGCCCCACCAGTCGCGGCTGGCGCTGGCGGTGGTGGCGGGGTTGTACGAGCCCGATGCGGAGGCCACGATCTGATAGACGAGGGACGCGGACGGATGCTCGGCGCCGGTGTTGAGATCGAACAGCTCCGTCCAGCCCGTACCGGGTGTGAACGTCGTGACCGAGTCGCTATTGGTGGCTACCGCGCCGATGATGAGTGCCTGATCTCCAGCGGTCGGCGTCACGGAGCCTGTCGTGATCGCCGTCCCGGTCCCGTTGGCCTGAGCGGACAGGTAGCCCGTCAGGGTCATACCGGACGCTTCCACGATCATGAACTGGCGCCGAGTACTGCCAGTATAGTCGAACACGGCCGACGTCTCCGTGCCGGCGCTCACCTTGCCGTACAGCGCGATGCCGTCGGTGAACGCGCCACCCGCCGGGTTGTCTCGCAGCCTCGTCCAGCCCGTCGGCGCCGTGGATGACCCGCCGTTGCGGATGGCGACCGCGATGACGATCAGGTTCCCGGCTGTCGGGGTGAAGTCCCACGAGAAGGTGTTGACGACGGCATTCGTGCTGTAGCTGTCGACGATGACGACAGACCCGGCGCCGTTGGCCGGCACTTCCCACGCCCCGCCCTCGGCGTCGTCGGCGTAGTCGGGCGCGACTGGCACGGCGCCCACGGTGGCGGCAGGGTCGTAGCCGACGGTGGAGCCCAGCGCCCGCACGAGGCGACCGCTCGTTGTGATTTTCACGATGCCGTCCAGACCGAGGCGGTGAAGCCCCACTTGCCGCCGCAGATGTCGCCGAGGTCCGTGACCTCGACCCAATGCGTGCAGTTGACGCCGTTGTGCGTCGAGACGGTGAAGGTGAACGTCGTGCCGGTCGCCTGGTACTGCGTCTCGTCCACGACGTAGCCGGTCGTCGCTCCGGTGTCGGCATGAACGAGGCGCGCCACGAGGTTCCGCGCCGAAGCCGAGTAGGTGACCGTCTGCACCGTCAGCGTCCCATCGCCCACCACGAGCACACGCAGCCGGTTCTGCGCGCAGTCGCCCGCGTAGTCCACGCCGACCCCGAACTCCGGGAAGTGCCACGAACCCTGATGGCCTGGCGTCACGACGTCGGGGTAGGTGATGCCGGGGCGCCAATACATGACGTTGCCGAGGGTCGAGACGTTGGGCGTGTTGCCCGTGCCGCCCAGCTCGCTGAACGTCTGCGAGGACGTGAGGCCGGTGCAGGATGCCGTCACGAGCGTGGTCGAGCGGGACACGTCGATGGTGTGTAGGTACGTCATATCGTCCTGCTCCGAGACATCCGTGACCGTCCGGGACAGCACGCGCATCCAGGTGAACTCGGATCGGTACGGCTCGGGCCAGTGGGTCATCTTGACCGGCACGCGCATCCCCTCTCGGATGGCGTTGACCTTCGCGCGCGACGTGTGGAACTGGAGCGTGGCGCGATGCTCCTCGGTCGAGGCGTCGGCCAGGTATCGGTTCGCGCGCTGGAGGGCCACGGGCTTCGTGTTGACGTTGATGGCCGGCATGTTGAGGTCGCGGGTGGTGAAGTTGGTCGCCGTGGTCGCGTTGCGGACAAGGACGTAGGACTCTTGGTACGGCACGAAGATGCCGGATGCGACCCGCGACGAGTCGATCGTGAACTCGACCGGCTCCAGGGTGACGGCAAAGGTGTTCGATCCGACCGCGCTCAGGTCGTTCGTCAGCCGATGCGACGACGTGTAGTTGGACCCGCCGGCCAGGTCGTAATACATCGAGTAGTCGCCGAAGGGGTACGGCCCGGAGCTTCCGTCGTGGGTCAGGAAGAAGTTCTTTCCCGACTGCTGGGCGGCATCGTTGTAGACCGCGAACGTCTCCTGGCCGAGGTAGTCGTTGGCGTCCATCGTCTCAGGCGACCCGCCCGTGACCATCGAGGTGTTCCCGATGACCTCGGTCTCTTGAGTGCTGATGACCCACTGGACGCGCGCGATATCCGTCTCGATGGGCCGGTCATTGTCGGCCCCGATGAGGATGCGCCGATAGAGCATGTTATTCACATCGGACAACTGGACTCGCCACTGACGCGCCGCCCCGGTCCGATACGGGCCGCGGATGATCTGACGCTCCGGCTGCGAATGGCCGACGTAGATGCACGTCTGCGTCGCCACCTCGGCTTCCGTCTCATAGATGTAGAAGACCCGCCAGCCACCTACGTCGAGGTCGCCATCGGGGTCGTCGATGATGAGCGACGAGATGCCGACAGCGCCTTCCTCGGCCTTCTGGGTCACGTCCAGTTGATAGGTGCGGCAGCGGTCCGTGATGTCCACGAAGGCGCTCGTGGTCGCGTTTCGCATGTAATAGCGGAGGCTCATACCGGCGTCGGTCCGTTCCCAGCGCCGCCGGCCGAGCCTGAGCCGTTGCCCGAGCGGTTCTGGTAGGTGATGCTGCGGGTGACAGTCGTCGCCGTGACGTTGACGTTGACGATGGGCGCCGGGATGCGGCCGATGGCTGCGACAGTGGCCGACGCGCCGCGGCGGGTGGCGGCCGACGTGAGGAACGCCCCGCTCGTGGTCGCGCGCTTCGTCTCCGCCTGCGCTGCCGTTACGGCAGTCTTGCTCGTGTTGATGGCGCCGACCTGGTCATCCTTGGCCGCGTTGACCATGAACCCGATCCGCTCCAGCTCGGCCGACTGTTCGCCCTTGCCATCCAGCCCCTTCCGCAGGTTGGCGATGTTGGACATGAACTCCGTGCGAAGCTTGGCGACGGGCTCGACCGGCTTGTCGCGGTTCTCTCGGTCGTTCGGAGGACCAGACGAGATGTCAGGCTTGGGCTTGTTGAGCTTGGCGATCGCCGACTGCCAGTCCGCGATCGTGGGCACACGCCCCAGCCGCTTCGCCATAGTAGCCTGGTCAGCAGCCGACGCTTCGTAGTAGCGCATCGCACTGATCTCGGCCGCGGTTAGCCCTTGGGCACCGAGCTCGTTGTTTGCGTCAACAAATGCCCCGACGCTCTGAGCCCAGAGGTTGAAGCCCTCAACGACAACGGCCCCGACGACCGCGACCTTCAGCAGGCCAGCGATCCCTCCGCCACCGCCCGGTACCACGCCAGCACCGCCGCCCACCGGGAAGTTGGTGACGAACACCGGTTGCGCAAACAGCCTGCCGACGCCGGGAAGCTGCGAGCCAACCCCGCGGATGGCCGTCTCGCCAACCCCGCCGAGCACGTTGCCGACGCCAGCGCCGATGAGCCCGCCTGATGCCTGGTTCAGCAGTAGGAACGCCGCTCCCGCGGCCTTGATCTCGGTCGGCAGCTTGTTCAGCGTCTCAAGAATGGACATCGTGACAGAGAGGGTGGTCCTCAGGACGCCGACGAACTGCTTGGCACCATCGAGCACCTTGGCCCAGTCGATGCCGTCGATGGCCTCGCCGATATCCTCGCCGATGGCACGCAGCTCGCTGCGGTTGCTGTCCGTGTTCAGGAACGCCGACAGCTTGGTCGCCGCGCGCCCCAGCGCCGGGAGGAAACCCGTTCCGATTTCGATGCCGGCGTCGATAAGGTTCTGCTTGACGAGCTTGAGCTTTGACGCGATGGTGTCAAACCGCTTCGTGGCTTCGTCGGACAAGGCTCCTGTGGCATCAGCGGCGGTGTCGAGCTGGTCATTGATGAACGGCAGGTTCTCGGCCATCGTGCGGAAGATGGTCCGGTCCGACGTGTTCGTGATGCCGAGCGCTTTGAGCGTCCGAGCGGCGTCGGTGGGGGAGAGTCCCTTCAGTCCTTTGAGAACGTCGAGGAAGATGCCGAGGCCCTCGCCCTTGTCCAGAGACTTCTGGAGGTCCTTGACGGACCGGCCGGTGATGGCGGAGAACTGTTCGCCCTTGGCATTGGCGAGCGAGATGTTCGTGGCCATGTTGGCGAACACCCGCGACAGAGCCGTACCACCACGCTCCGGGGCGAACCCCAGCGATGCGGTAGCCGATGCCAGCGCGGCGATCTGCGATGTCGCAAGGCCGGCTGCCTCGCCTTCCGCAGCGAACCGCTGGACGATCTCGATGATCTCGGACTCCTTGGAGGCGCCCTTATTGCCGAGCGCTACGAGGCTGTCCGCGAAGTCCGCGTAGTCCTTGCCAGTGAACCCAAGGATGGTTCCGATGCGGCCTAGGCTGTCGGCAGCCTGATCCGCGGCCAGGTCGGTCGTCACACCTAGCAGCGCGGTGATCCTGACGAACTCTTCGATGTCCTGCGCCTTGACGCCCAGCGCGCCAGCAGTCTCGCCGAGGACTGCGAACTCAGTGGCCGCGATGGGGATCTCACGCGCCATGCCCCGGAACGCATCAGACAGAGCATCGAAAGAGAGGCCGACCTTTGCCAGGTCGGCCTCATCTACGGTCTTACGGACGCCCGCGAAGGCATCCTCAAAGTCGATGGCAGCTTTAGCGGCGCCGGTCAGTCCGGCGATGGCAGCGCCGCCCACGACCAGCCCCGCGCGAGCGATGCCCCCGCCAAGCTGCCCAAATCCCTTGCCGACCCGGCCCACGGAGGCGCCGAGTCCCTTGAGCTGGCGCTGTGCCCCGGCGAGGCCCGAAGTGAGATTGCCCGCAAGGTCAAGGCGTACGGTCAGTTGGGCAGTCTCGGCCATCTATCGACTCCGTTGTATGGCGGCTTGCGATCGCTTGGCGTGGGCGTCCTCGGCGTGCTTGGATTCTCGGACGCGGGTGCCGATGCGGAACTCCAGGAGGTACTGACGGGCGAGGGAGTAGTCCTGCCAGGACATGGCGTCCACGGCAGCGAAGCCACCGAACTCGGCGGCGACCGCTACTCGGACGGCGAGGGGGTTGGCTTGCGGGTGCGCGAGGTCGAGGCCGGCGTCCGCCCAGTCGGCGATCGCTCGGCCGGCCTCGTCTGGAAAGGGGCGATAGCTGCCTTGATGTACCGCTCACCAGCGATGACGACCGGACGGGCGAGTGTCCAATCGCCCATGAGCTCGTCGATGTCGAACCGCTCGGTGCGGTTCCAGCCCACGGCCTCGGAGCGAGCAAAGGACAGCAGCAGCCGCTGCGTCAGCTCGTCATCGTTGCGAGCGCCCCTGCCGATCTCTTGCTCGGCAGCGATGCCACCGAGCGCGGACAGCTTGGCGTTGATGTAGACGACGTCCCCATCGGTGTGGGGTCTGTCCGGGCAAGCACAGTCGCTCACCCGGACCTCGATGCGTTCCATTGTCTGGTGCCCTCGCTTTCGGTGACTACAGAGCGGACAACGTGTTGACCACGACGGCCCGGATGGCGTACGTCAGGGTCGAGTCATAGAAGCCGCGATAGACGAGCGTGATCGTGGAGTTGCCGCCAAGCTCGCCATCCGTCCGGCTGATGAGCCGAGCGGGGACGCGGATGGACTGGCTGTACGGGGTCGAGCCGGTGATGATCTCCGGGCTCGTCGTCTTGACCTCGATGTACCGGCTGGGGACCGGCGTGGCCTGGAGCGTGTTCGCTTCGGCTACCGTCGCGGCCGTCTTGGCGACCACGATGGTGACTTCGATCTCACGCGCTCCGCGTCCGTAGCCTGCGAGCTGGAAGCGCGAGTTGCTGCCGTTGGCGAACCGCTTGCGGTCGAGGTTGTTCCCGATGCTGACCGTCACGCCGTGGATGGCGTCAACGAGCTTGGTAGTCCCGATCGACGCCGCGACGCTGTCCAGGTAGACCTCGGTGTCAGCGCCGTAGACCCACTGGGGGGTGTCATCGATGGTCAGGCCGCCCGTGAACCCGGAGACATCCGCGCGGGCGTAGACGAGGTCAGCGCTGACTTCGAAGGCCGAGAGGTCGTCGCCGAATGAAAGCTCCAGCGAGTCGATGACGCCGCCGCCCGCGTTGATGACATCGGTCGAGTAGTCGTCGCCCCACTGGTCAGTGAAGTATGCGAAGGCGTCGGCGGTCAGCGAGGCCGCCTGATAGACCCACGTCTTAGCCGTGCCGCCGGTCGGGCTGACGCCGGCCTTGACGGTGCCGGCCCACAGGTACGGGGCGTCATCGAAAGCGAGATTGCCTTCCCAGTTGCCCTCGATCCCGGTCGGCCCGTTGAACGGCGCGAGGATGGGGTCGAGCGAGCCGACGTCCACATCCGGGTCGGTCCGTGCCGGGTCGATGGTGATGGCACCGCGGTACGGCAGGATGCGCGTTGCCGGGGAGTTGGAAGACAACGAGAGCGAGTGTCCGACCTGATGCTTGCGGAACCTGGTGAAGCCGCTGATGGGCACTTGGGATACCTCCTGCCCTTTCGCGGGGCATCAAAAAACCCGCCGACTTGGCGGGTTACTGGCCGATGAAAACGAGGAGTACGGCTAGAGCCGCCCCTCCTGAATGATGGTTTCCCCGAGTGTCAGGATGACTGCGGGGTAGAACGTGACCTCTGCATCGAGCTCGATCGGCTCGATGGACGTCACGCTCGTTACGGTGTTCTCACTGATGGCGTGGGGGCGCGCCGTGACGTAGTCGAGGAAGGCGTCCACGAGGTCGTCCATCGCGTCGCTCGTCTCGCTGGCCGGCTCACGGAGGTAGTTGACCAAGACGATCTGCGGGGACATCGTTCGGCGCCTGATGCCGGCCGAGTGAGTGATGGTTTCCGGCATCGGTCCGACATACCCGCAGGGCAAGTCATTGAAGGCGCCCGGCCTGACCGGATAGAACCGCTTGAGGAGTGTCGGATTAGCGGTGGCGAAGGCGAGACCCAGCGCGAGGAGCTGGCCGCGGACATCGGAGCGAAAGGTCGTCGGCATCAGGCGGCCTCATCCCATGCCTTGACGATGGCCTTCCTGAGACCAGCCTGCCGGAGCGCCCTACGGACACCGGGTACCAGGTACGGCCGCGCCCGCGTCCCCGGATGACGCACGCTCCGGGCGAAATGGGTCGGCTTGGAGCCCTTACTCAACCTGCCGCCCAACGTTCGCTTTCCACCCCACGCCAGCGACGGTCCGCCAGGTCTGGAGCGGATGACGTGCGGGCGCGTCCCGCGCTCGACATAGATGGCGTAGCCGACCTCCGTGGTGCCACCGGCAACGACCGTCGCGCTCGTGTCCGTGACTGTCCCGACCCGGATCGTCCGTGCAAGGTTGGCTGTCTTGCGAGGAACGATCAACTTGGCTTCCTTGACGCCTTGCTGCGCGACCAGCCGCAGAACGCCCTTGTTGGTCTTCACGGCATCCAATCGTGCGCGCAGTTGCTTGATGCCGATGATCTGAGCACGTAGACCATTGACGACGGCCATCAGATGGTCGCCACATGGTCAGTGAGCCGCCACGAGTCGATGTGCGTCGTCACTTCCAGCGGCAATACCCCGAAGTCGAGCAGGTTGCCGTCCGGCGTGATAGCCGTGTTCGCCAACAGCGAGTCGGGTCGTTTGTAGTAATAGCCCGCCATGATGAGCGCGGTGAACTTCCACTGTGGCGGTACCGTCGTCCAGCCCCACAAACCCGTGATGACGAGGTCGTTGGGCAGCCCGCTGCGTCGCAGGTTCCAGTACGGGCTGTCGAGGTTGCGATCGAACCACTGCGGATTGGAGCGGTAGTCGTATGTCCCGAACGCCCGCAACTGGATGCCGGTGTACACGGTCACGCCCGACTCGGGCTGCTGACGCGCCGGAAGCAGGTAGTACGTGCTGTCCGCCGCCAGGGCCGACGATTGCAGCGTGACGCCCGACGCCGTCCGCAGGTCCGGGATGGTGATGGCGTCGCGCCCGTCTGAGCTAAACGTGCGCGCGGTGTTGGACGCGCTGGACGTGATGATGCGCCCCGTCGCGCGCTCCAGGAAGTCGGACGCAGCCGTCAGCAGCAGGTTGAGGTTGGCCGTGGACGCCCGTCCGGTGGTGGACGCGATGTCGAGGAAGTCACGCAGCTCCTGCGCCGTGGCGAACTGGCTCATGCTGCGACCTCTAGGCGGGAACGGACGATGTCGCGGAACTGCTCGGCAGCCCGCGTCCAAGAGAAGTTGGCGGCGACGTGACGGGGACCGGCGGCTCCGAGTGAGCGCCGGAACGCCGGCTTGCGAATGAGGCGTTCGACGTGCTGGCCCCACTCGTCAGGGTCTTCGGCGGCCCAGTGGTGGTCGTATTCGTTGTCGATCAGGTGCGCGACTGACGCCGTCAGGCCCGCGGGGCCGATGACCTCAGGGACCGCCGAGTAGTTGATGCCGACTGCCGGCACACCACACGCGATGGCCTCGGCGACCGTCAGGCCGAAGCCCTCGGCGCTGTTCTGGACGTAGATGTCCGCGGCGTTGTACAGCACGTTCAGCTCCTCCCGAGACAGACCCTGGAACGTGTTGTGCGCGTTGGTCAGGAACACCCGCTCCCGGAACCAGATGGGGTACTTGGACAGCGAGTCGTAGAGCAACCCGCCTTGGTCGTGCGGCCGGCAGTGGATGACCAGGTCGGCTTCGGGGTTGCGCTCGAACACCGGCAGCAGCGCCCGGAGCATCGCGTTGTATCGCTTGCGCGGCATGTGCCGGTCCGTCCGCAGTAGCATCACCCGCTTCGTGTCGATGCCAAAGTGTTCCTTGGCAGTGAGCTTGGAAGTGATGCGCTTCCCTTCGGCGGCGGCCGGCCGGTTGGCCGCGACGGGGTAGAGCTTGGAAGTGATGCGCTTCCCTTCGACCGCGGCCGGCCGGTTGGCCGCGACGGGGTAGAACACCGACTGATCCACGCCGTGATAGACCATCGGCGGGCGACGGCCCATGACCTCCTCGATCTGGTCAGCGCCAAAGTTGGTCATCGCGACCGGGCTCACGATGTCCCACAGGCCCTTCCACGCGGGCGGAAGTCCGACGCCCTCGACGGGGACGTAGTGGTAGGACGGCACCGCCTGGAGCGCTTCGCGTACCCGCTGGTCGACGACGATCCAGCGGGCGGCAAAGTAGTCACCCAGGATGATGATGCCCTCGGGCTTCCACTTGTCCGGCATACCCTCGCCGGTCAGCGCCGCCAGGACGTGCTCCGGTCGGGCGTCATCGTTGAGGCGGAACGTCCGGCTTCCCAGCGGCTCAGGGATGACGAAGTTGGCCGTGTTCTGCGACAGGAAGCGCACGTCCTCGCCGAGGTCCAGCAGCGCCCGCCCAAGGTCGGCGGTCACGGTCCCGAAGCCCGTTGCGGCAGCGTCCCCGACGAACAGGAGCCTCATGCCAAGAACTCCGCGATACGCGCGGCCTCGGCGTCGAAGTCCACCAGCTCGTCGAAGGTGGCCCGGATGGCTTCGCACATGGCCCGATGTCGGCTAGCATCGCGCGTGATGTCCACGATCATCTCCGCGGCCTCGCCGAGCGTGTGCTTGTCAAGGTCGATGCAGGTCACGCCGTCCTGCCACAACGGCTCGGCCATGAGGCCCCGGTAGTGGGCCGCGTGCCCGATGAGCGGTCGGCCGATGGCGGCCCAGGCGTGGATGACATGCCCGAACCCGTCTCCCTGCACCTTGTCGTGCCAGCCGAAGGCCGAGCCGCGCATGAGCGCCGCGATGTCGGCCACCGTCTCGATGTTGCCATCCGGGCCGTCGATGCCGTGGCTGGCGAGGGTGAACCCCGGCAGGCACTGCCGCATCTGCTCAAACGGCCGGGCGCACGGGGTGGAGCCGAAGCAGTTGACGAAGGAACGGATGGTCAGGGACGCCGCTGGCGGGTCCGCGTATCCGAACAGCCCTTCGGCGTCGAACTCCTGATGATAGACGATGCCCTTCCCGCGGATCGGAACCTCGGAACTGACGAGGGCTAGCGGGTCGAGGCCCCAGTCCACCGACTGGTTCGTGTTGCCGACCTGTAGGACGAACTTGGCACCGAGCTCGCGGGCCAGCTTGGCGAACCCGCGCTGGTTGTCCTGCACCGTCGCCACGACGTAGCCCCACTCGGACGGGGTAGCGCGGAGGGCGCCGAGCTCGACGCCCAGGATCTCCCGCTCGGGATGGTGGCCGTCGACCGTGCGGAACGTCCGGTAGCCCGGCTGCTGTCCGAAGTCTCGTTCGGTCCAGCCGTCCAGCGCGAGGAACTGGCGGGCCAGCCGGTCATCGCCGTAGCCCTCGCCGAAGCGCCACACGCCCTCGTCCCACCATTCATGGCCGACGGGGGTATAGACGATGTGCCCGAGCCTGTCCCCGAACAGGCGCTGGAGGCTGTAGAACAGCGCGTGGTGGTGGCGGTCGATAAGCACCCTCATCGGAGGTATGCCTTCCACGCCGCGGCCACCGCTGCCTTGCCGAAGATGTCGATGGCGCGCTGGCGGATGGCGATGGAAACGTCCACTGCCGGTTCGGCCAGGAGTTGCCGCAGGTGCAGCGCCGCTACCGCCGGGTCATCGGAGAACGACGACGCCAGCTCGTGGCCCTCGAACAGCGACGGCCCGTAGGGGAAGACGTTGTGATGGCTCGGCCCGATGGACACGATCGGGATGCCGGTCATCATCGCCTCGATGAGGCCCAGCGTATACGAGGCCGGCTGCGTCCCGGTGTACAGGTAGGCCCGCGCCATGCGGAGCGCGGTGTGCATGTCGTCATAGGACAGCTCGCCCGAGCCGCCGACGGCCTCCGAGCCCGGACCGAGGGCCATCGCCGATAGGCCCTTCGTCGCGTCACGCCAGAACTCATAGTTGGTGTACGGGTGGCGCTGCGCCAGGTGCTGCGTGATGTTGATGACGATCTGCGTATCGCCGGTCCAGCCCGTGTATTCGGCGGGATCGACCCAGAAGCGAATGAGCGCGTCGTGGCCGGAGTAGCCGGGGATGTTCGCTTCCTTGGGCGAGTAGGCGACCCGCTCCAGTCCCTGCCGGCGGAACGGCGCGGCCTGCTGCTCGTTGTTCGTGACCGACTGGCCGACCGAGCGCCAGATGATGCGCCGGCCCGACGATGCGTCACGCCATGCCCGAATGCGGTCCCACTGCCCGTACAGCCGGTCCAGGTAGTGGTGATAGATGATGATGCCGTCGTCGTCCAGCCAGTCGAGGATGGCGTCGGGGATGTGCGCCTGAGCGGCGCCGAGGTTGTCATCCGTCCCGAGCGCGTCCACCGCGTCCTTGACGGCCGGCACCATCGGCACCTGCGGCAGCGGCGGGCGCTTCGGATCGTGCGGATGGGCGGGGTCGATGTAGCCGCCGATGCTGGCGACCTGGTACCCGAGCTCGTGGAGGAGCTGGAGCTGCTGGCTTTCCTCGATGCTGTGACTGAGGCAGAGCAGGATGCGGGTCATGACCGGATCGCCGTGAAGCCGCCTGGGCCGCCGTCAGGGCCTGTGAACGTCACGTTGTGCGTCGCCACCAGCAAGGCGGCCATATCATCCTGCGTGTGGCCCCTGACCGGATGCCACTCGCCGAGGATGATGCCCACGTCCTTGATTGCTGGGGAGCTCAGGAAGGCCCACTCGGCGCCCTCCGTGTCGATCTTCAGGAGCGTGAGCGGACCGTGAGCCTTGACCAGCGAGGCGAGGCTGATGGCCTTGTACGTCGAGGTCTGGTGCGGCAGCATCGAGCCGTGGTCATAGGCCAACGTCGAGTTGCCGACGAAGGCGTGATGCTCGGCAGACTCGGAGCCCGTGTAGCCGTACCACACGTCCACCGTCTCGCCGCCCTTGCCTACTGCCCCGATGACGAGCGTGATGCGCTCGGCGAGGCCGTTGGCGTCGATGTTCTGGCGGATCAGCTCGGCGTTCGGCGGGACTGGTTCGATGATGACGACGCGCAGTCCGGGGTTGTCCGCCGCCAGCGCGATGCCGACCGAGCCGAGGTAGCCGCCGACGTCGATGGCGGTCCCCGTCAGGCCCGATGGGAGGCGGTACTCGTCGCCGTCCAGGCTCGCGTTGAGCGTGTTGTAGTCGTTCGTGTCCCGCCGGTAGTGCATCATCACGCGATGCCCGCCGGGAGTCGTGAACGCTCGTTGCGTAGGTGCGTACATCAGAGCCACCCCATCCATCGCAGGATGGTCGGATAAAGCCAGAACCAGAACGCGACGTTGGTGGCGATGCCCACGACTACCGTGAGCAGTGAGCAGCCGATACTTCGGTCCATGTCTTGTGCCCTCGTGTGCGTGCCCTGAGAGGAGGTGCAGGCGGGACGAGGGCACCCGAACCCGCCTGCATGAAGGGATGTGCTTACTTCGGTCGAGCGCCCATCGCCTGGTGGTCCTTCAGCAGGGCCGCCAGACGCGAGTCGATGTCACCCCGCAGGGGGAGCAGCGTCTTGACATCGGCGACCGCATCGGATCGCTGTCGGTCCTGGGGTGGGATCTCGCGCTCCACCGCGTCCGTCTTCTTGGTCGCCATATCGGCCTCCGTTTGGGGATGGCCTGTTATAAAGGCCACGGTTGACGTATAATTCCGGCATGAAAACACCACCGATGGAAGCGTTCCACGCGAAGGTGCAGCACGGGCCGGGATGCTGGGTTTGGGTCGGCTCCCTCACCGGTGGCGGCCGTAGCCAGGACCAGTACGGGCACCTGAGCGTCGCGGGTCGCGTCGTTCGTGCACACCGGTTCTCGTGGGAGCAGGCTTACGGACCGATCCCCAAGGGGGCGATGGTCTGCCACCGCTGCGACAACCGGCTCTGCGTCCGCCCGACGCACTTGTTCCTAGGAACAAGTGCGGAAAACACCGCCGACATGCGGGCAAAGGGGAGGGACTCGTTTGGGAAGAACCAAGGCGAGCGTCACGGTCGGGCTAAGCTCACAGACGAGATCGTCAAGGAAGTCAGGCGGAGACACCTAGCCGGTGAGTCCGAGCGCATCCTGTCCCGAGAGTTCGGCATCTCCAGATCGTGGCTTGGGTACATCGTGCGGCGTGAGGCGTGGACCCACATCTGAGCCCACGCCACTAAGCGCCGCAGTCGCTGTAGGGGCGACTAGTCCTGCCTGATACCCACGGCAAGGGGAGGAGAACCCGCGAGCCAAGCCCGCGTTATCGCTGGCTTACGGGAGCATGTTCGTAGCGCGCTGGAAGCGGCCCGTGTAGACCGACGGCCGAGCGTCGAAGGCGATCTCCTCCTCACCACGGAAGCCGGTGAGGTTCTTGTCCCACCGATCGCCGGCCTCCGAAGAGACATCGACGCGGTAGCCCTCGCCGCGGAAGAACACGGCTGCTGAGAACTCGCCCACGACGGCCGAGTCAGACGGCATGTTCGGGGAATGGCGGAGTCGCAGACCCCACGGACCGGCACCGGTCTGACCCGCTGCCGCCGCGTTGACGTTGAAGCCGCCGCCCATCGAGTCGACGAAGAAGCCGGGGCCTGCCGGATCGCCTGCGGTCAGGCTGGTCCAGTAGTCGCCCGAGTTCATGACCACGGCATCGGGGATCGCTC